TAGGTAACGCCCAATGGATTTCTAACAATTTCAATGACCCGTATTCGTTGCGGTTTACATGCACTTTTGATGATGTATCACAAAATGCGACAGCGTTAACTGCTTTTATGCAACAAATCTTTGGTGGCGTTAACCGCACTATCAACTTTAAATATCAAGTACCTGGCGGTTCAGAAACCACAGTGGCCTGCGTCATTGAAGGATATTCAATTAACGCTACGCCTGAATCAACACAGTATGTGCTTAATTTGTCGCCGTTGCAGTACTACCAGTTTTTTACACTTAACAGCACTACTTTAGGTATTTTAGATACCAGCCGTTTGGGTTGGTAAAGGAGAAACATTATGGCGACACAATGGACAGCAGGAACGACTAGCGGGCAGGTATTGACCAGTGCGACGCTTAACACCATCGGGGCCGTGTGGGAAACCTATACGCCAGTATGGGGCTCAACAGGAACTGCACCAGTTTTAGGAAACGGAACAATTACAGGGCGCTACGGTCGTATTAACAAAAGTGTTTGGGGAACAATCAACATAACCACTGGAAGCACTACAACATACGGCACTGGTATCTACACCGTGACGCTCCCGTTTAACCAAGTCAGTAACACGGCAGTGCAAGGTTACGGAATCCTATTCGACGCAAGTGCTTCTTTTATTGGTTACCCTGGTGTCATTACCTATAACGCTGCTGGAAATGTAACTATGCGTTTCGGCAACGCCGTCGGAGACTTTACGCCGACCGTACCGATTACGCTTGCACAATCTGACCAAATCCGTATTTTCTTTATGTATGAGGCGAGCTGATGAATTTCTCCCACGAACTTGACCCTGATGATGTACCAGTTGAATGGTGGCTTGAACGCATGCGAAACCATCGTGACCGCCTACTCAAAGAATCCGATTGGACACAAGTAGCAGACTCACCCGTAGACCGTGAAGCATGGGCGACATACCGCCAAGCCCTACGAGACTTTCCAGCCACATGGACACCAAGCCCCGAAGCCGACTTCCCAGATACACCATGAAAACGCTTATTGCTGTAGCCCTTTTAGCCATTGCGTTAATGGTTGTTGTTACCAGTTGTAGCGACAGAATCCGTAACACTTGTGTGGAACAACCCGAAGCGCCCAGGTGTCCACAATGAAACGGTTAACAAACGGCGAAATTAAAGCACGACTAATTCTGATTGTGGGCATAACGCTTTCACTAACTTTTATTTTGTCGACTGCTTCACTTATCTACGGACTGCTTTTTATTGTGCAACCATTGGAAGTTTCACCCAATGACGAAAGCGCATGGACTTTGTTATCACCCATGATGTTGTTTCTAACTGGCGCCCTGTCAGGAATACTTGCCAGCAACGGCCTAAAAGATAAGGACAAACAAGATGACTAATCGACCGTATACAGGAAACAAAGACGCTGTACATGCCGCTAAACGGGAAGGCACCAAAACCTTTGTTGACTACTGTTGCTACCTATTCGGCGTCACCAACATAGGCATTTTTAACGACAGAAACATGGTCGGCACCACACCACCAAAAAAATCGGTACATGCCACCTGGCGAGCCGTAGACCTAAAAGGTACTCAAGAACAACGGTTTCATTTAATCAACTTCCTGTACACCCACCGTGACATTTTAGGTATAGAAGAAATCCACGACTATGCAGGCACCTACAAAAACAACCCCAAAGGTTGGGGCGCTGGCTACCGCTGTGACCGTGACGCCTGGAAGGTGTACGACAAAAATACCATTGGGTCAAAAGGCGCCCAATGGGTACATGTCGAAGTTTCGCCATTGCTTGCTGACCACCCCGATGTTGTACACCATGCGTTTAAAACTATATTTGGTGCTTGACATAGACCTACCGAATCGGTAGACATAACCCGACCTGACCCCGACTGAAGGACACAAAATGAATCTGAAACGCTTTTTAGGCTTAGCCCTATTTACCTACTTAGTTTGTGCGGCTTTCGCTGTAGGGACCGTAGACGACACACCCACACCCACAAAATCACGACCTGTAGTCACGGTCACCTTAAACGATTTGACGCCCCAACAATTACAAGACAGGGCCAAAGAATTAACGACGACAACCAGCACCAGTACCACTACTTCGACACAACCCACCACCCGTGTTGCTTATGTTGACCCTGATACCAAATGCCAAGAATGGTTACCAGTAGCCGTATCGGTTGGCTGGCCTAACAACACCGAAACCCTAGAAAAACTAGGCAGACTCATTTGGAAAGAATCAAGGTGCCTAAATGTTAACCATTTGCACCCCAGTTTTAACGGTCATGACCACGGTTTAGTACAGGCAAATGAAATCCACACCCGTTGGGCAGAAGAACTATTTGCAATGCCGTTTGAAGAATCTATGTCAGACCCAACCTTAAATTTGCGTTTTGGTTTCCTGCTATATGACGCCACAGCAGAAACAGGCGCTTGTGGTTGGAAGCATTGGAAAATGTGCTAACAAATGTTTAATGTTGACCGCCCCGACTGGCAACAATTAGCAAATTGCAAAGGCATTGACACAGCCTTATTTTTTCCTAGTAACGCCATGGAATCAGCCGCCGCCAAAACGGCTATCAAACCTATATGCGACACTTGCCCCGTATTTGATAACTGTTTTGCGTACGCCGTGTCTTTTCCCGAAAAGGCTTTACAAGGAATATGGGCAAACACCACCGAAGGCGACAGGCGCCGTATGCGCTACTCTGCCACACCTATTGGTTATCGTAGAATTAAACCCGACAAATGAAAGGCCCGACATGACAACTCACGACATGATTGCCGCAATCGCTAAAGCGGAGATTGCTATGAAAGCCGCCCAATGGCAAATAGAACGCCAGGCGGAAGATGTAGCCGCATTGCGTAAAGCGTTAGTCGAATTGGCGTATGTTGCCGAAGAAAACGGCGTATACCTATCCAACCTGACCAAGACCACCCAGGACACCATTGTGGCTATTCGCCTTGGGGGTTACAAATGAACTGTGCAATTTGTAATAAACCGTTTCGTACTGCCGATATTCGTTTAAAGGCAGAATTAAAAGGTATTTGTTTAGATTGTGCAGTCGAAGGCGATTTTTTCGGTATGACCGACTACGAAATAAATCGCTGTCAAGCAATGCTAAATGTGATTGCAGACCATAACCGTATGACAAGCGCACAGCGCCAACACCAAACAGATATGGGCAAATAATGGACCTATCAAACTATGTAGATGTACCTGAACGCTTTAAGCAAGCGTTAACGAAATGGCCTGAACTACGGGTTATGGAAAACCGCCCCGAAATCATTACTATCGGCGACAAAACTTTTATTAGTGTCACCATGCAAATTTGGCGTACACCTGACGACCCGATACCAGCACAAGCAACCTGTTTTGAACCGTTCCCAGGCAAAACCAGTTTTACTAGGGACAGTGAACAGATGAACGCTTCGACTTCTTGTCTTGGGCGTTGTTTAGGTCTAATGATGTCGTTTGGTAACAAAATGGCTAGTGCTGAGGAAGTACGCAACCGCCAACCCGACACGGTAGCCCCAGCGGTGCTTGTTAAACAGCCTGAAAAGTCCCGTACAGCGACGCTAGGCGCTAATGCGACCGATAAGCCATCAGAGCAACAAATGGGCCTTTTACGCAAACTAAACTGGGAAGGTCCAGTACCCGAAACAAAAGTAGAAGCCAGCGCCTTAATTAAAAGGCTGTTGCCCTAATGCCGCTAATAACTTTGACTGACACACAAATGGCTGAAGCCGAAAAAGTTGCTTTGCGTCGACTCAACGAATCAACCCATTTCAAAGACACATTTCCCACCGACCCAAAAAACTATTACAAAATAGATTTGCTAGGCACAGTCAGCGAAATGGCTGTAGCAACCTTTCTAGGTTTACCCTGGACTGGCGCAACCAAAATTAAAGCCAGCGATGTCGCAGGATTTGAAGTACGCAGTAGTCAACGAAAAGACGGCAAAGATTACTGGTTATATATCCGTGAGCATGACAAAGACGGCATATACATTTTCTGCGTAGTAGACGGTCCAAATGTTGTTATTGCAGGCTGGTCAACCGCCTACCAAGTACGAAGCGTTGGCACACTGCTATACAAAGACACCAACTGCTACGGATTGTCTAGAAAATCTTTATATCCGATGTGGCAACTACAAGAAGTAGTCGAATACGCCGAAAGCAAACCATGAAAGAATCATATTTCCAATCACAAGTCATCATGCTTGCCAAACTGCACGGCTGGCTAGTTATGCACACAAGGGCTGTGGAAATACGCCCAGGGGTGTGGAAAACCCCTCTACAAGGTCATGCAGGATACCCCGACCTGACACTGGCCCACAAATACCGTGGCGTCATATTTGCTGAACTTAAATCAGATATAGGTCGTGTTAGCGCTATGCAAAAAGCCTGGCACGATTGCCTGACCGAGGCAGGGCAAGAAGTGTATGTATGGCGCCCTAAAGATTTAGAAGACATATCGAAGCGCCTTGCTGGCAAACCTTTACCAATGGCCTGATATAGTCGCCAAACAATTTCATTAGTTGCATGGGTGTACCACGGTTGTAGGTGGCGGGCCGTAAACAGGGGAACCTGGGTAGACGCCTATGCACCGATGTAGGCGAACAGCGTTTCCAAACGGCACAAATGGCTATGGTTGTCCACCGAAAACAAATAGACAGGCTTCCATGGGCTAATCGCCCTAAATAGTGGGGGACACAAACCACCCAACCCTGTCATGGAATAAGGTAACAACTGAGCCTGCGAAGGCGTTAGTAGCAATTGACCTAGGAGAACCCGACCATGCCAAGAGAACATACAACCAATGACCCCATATACAGACGCAACCGCTTAACACTGCTATCAGACAACCCACCCTGCTACCGATGTGGCAAACCAGCCGATACCGCCGACCACATAATCGAAGTAGACCGAGGTGGCACCAACGAAATGGACAATTTGCGCCCTGCCTGCCGCCGTTGCAACAGTCAGACTGGGGCAACCTATAAAGCCAAGCGAGACGCCCTACGCATACAACAGCGCAACCAGGCTGTAAACCATTTTTTTGACGCCGACCCCCCGCCCCCGACCCCTTGCTTTACAAACTTTTTGGGGGAAACTGGCGGTAACCAGCACGAACTAGCAGGGGTTCAGGGCAACTTGCCGAGACTTGAAACGGTTGGCTGTAATGACCACAGTTTTGGGGAGGGGATTTCCCAGTGGGCTACTTTGCATATGGGCATTGAACTAATGACTTGGCAAAAGCATTGTTTGTTAAAGCAGTTAAGCCATGACGGTTTAGGTAACTTGCAGTTTCGGGAATCGCTTGTGTCGACTGCACGACAGCAAGGTAAGTCTGTTGCGTTGCAGGCTCTTATTGGTTGGTGGATTACTGAACTGGCGGCATTTCGTGGCAAGCCTCAGGCGGTGCTTTCGGTGGCTAACAAACTTGACCGTGCTGAAGCAATTTTTGGAAGTATTGCTCCCATTCTTGTGGATAAATTTGGTGGGAAAGCCGCTAACGCTTTAGGCCGTAAGTCCGTAAAAATGCCTGATGGTTCTACTTGGGAAGTCAGGGCCGCTACACCAAACCTGCACGGCGGTAGTTACGACTTGATTGTTATTGACGAATTGTGGAACATTACTGCGGCTGTAGTTGATGACGCATTACGACCTAGCCAAATCGCCCGTGGTAACGGTGGCCCGCTACTCAGCATGTGGTCAACGGCAGGAGACGAATCAAGCGCCGCCATGATTGCTTTTAGAGAAGCGGCTATATCTGAAATAGATAAAGGCGAGACCAGCAACCTGTATTTTGCGGAATGGTCTATGCCGCCTGGTGCAGACCCACGGCTAGAAAGCAACTGGGCGATGGCTAACCCTGCGTTAGGTAAAACGGTCACTATTGAAGCGCTTAAAGCGGTATCTAAAAAAGACAGTTTTTTAAGGGCGCACTTAAATATGTGGGTTTCGGCCCGTGGCGCCTGGCTTCAGCCTGGCGTTTGGGATAAACAAAAAACAGATATTGCTATGCCTGCTGGTGGTGTTCTTGCAGTAGACACCGACCTAACAGACGGTCGTTATGTTGGTATTCGGTCAAGCGTATTAGAATCCAAAGCCCATGTTTGTGTCGAATTTATGGTGGACACCGAAGACGCCATGTGGGAAGAAATAGAACGGGTTATGGCAGACACGACCGTAAACATGGTAATAACGCCAGCGTTACATTTGCATTTGCCCAAATTTTTGGAACGCAGAACCAGCGTTATTGGTTACGGCGAATTACTCAAATATTCGGGTTTAATACAGAAAATGATTGTGGAAGGCAAAGTACGGCACCGTGGCGAATTGTCTTTGGCTGAGCATGTCAACAGGGCTGTGTTAACCAAAACTGGCGGCGGTGTAGTGCTCAGTAGCCAAAAGTCGCCTGGCCCTATTGAACTGTGCCGCTGTATGGTTTGGGCTATAGCAGAATCTTCCCGACCCAAAACGGTAGGCAAACCTATGTTTGCTGTATCCACGACACCGTAAACCGCTATCAGGCTATTGTTTATATAGTCCCTGCTCTGCGTCGGGCAGGGCAGGGACACCCCCGATAGGAAAACTCATGGGCATTTTTAATACAACTAAAGTGAACAAAGCGCAGATTTCGCCGACGCCTGAACCGACTGTGCAAGCCGCCGCAGTTGGTGGCGCCTACTACAGTTCACAAGTCGCAGGCCCAAACCTTATTGGTGACTGGTGGTCTTACCAGGCTGGCCTGTTGCGTAACCGTGCCATGTCTGTAGCCGCTATTTCCCGTTCCCGTGACTTGATGGCCTCAGTTCTTGCCAGCATGAAACTAGAAATGTATACGGAACGATGGAACGAAACAGACGGTGAAATGGAAGAAGTACCCTTAGCGCCCCGTTCCTGGTTACGCCAACTTGACCCCGAAATGCCAAATAGTTTTCTGTACCCATGGATTTTTGACGACCTTTTCTTCTTCGGAAGGTGCTTTCTTTTTATTACCGCTAGAACTAAAGACGGCTACATGGCCTCAGCGACCCGCTTACCCCAGGGTTCAATTACGACACCTGACCAAAACGGGCCAGTGTGGTTTGGTAAATCAAAAGAAATCTATTTCAACGGCGGCGCTATAGACCCCAAAGATGTAGTACAGATTTACAGCCCAACCCAAGGCATGATTTTTATGAGCGAACAAACAATCGCTACCGCCTTAAAATTAGAAGACGCCCGCTATCGAAACGCTAGTAGCGCAATCCCCGCAGGCGTACTGAAACAAACTGGTGGCGAACCTTTAAGCGCAACTGAACTTGCCGCACTTGCTGAAGCGTTTAACCAGGCAAGAGCAACCAACCAAACAGCCGCACTAAACGAATTTTTGTCATACACAGAAACTTCGGCAACACCTGACAAAATGCTGTTGATTGACGCCGCTGAATATCAAAGTAAGCAAATCGCTAACTTGTGCAATATACCCCCATATTTATTGGGTATTTCAACAGGTTCATACGCATACACAAACAGTGCAGGCGCCAAATCCGACCTATGGACATTTGGGCTGTCAATGTATGCAAAGGCAATTACTGACGCCCTGTCGCAACAGTTGCCCCGTGGCACTTATGTATGTTGGGACACAGACGACTTCTTAGAAATGCAAGAAGAATTGAACTACGCAGAAAACGCAACAGAACAACCACAAGAAAACACACAAGAGGAATTAGCGTCATGATTACTTTTAATGCCAACACTTTTGCAGTTGAAGCCGCAGGCCCTGACGGATTGCCCCGCCGCACCATCACTGGTGTAGCCGTTCAATACAACACATTTGCAACCGTAAGCGACGGCACAACCGTTTCTTTTGCACCAGGTTCACTACCCGTAGACGGTCGCCAACCCCGTGTTTTTATGTACCACAACAGCAGTATGCCCATTGGCTTAGTAAGCGAAAGAGTCGACACAGGCACCGAAATGTTGCTAGCAATGAAAATCAGTAGCACAGCCCTCGGGAACGAAGCCCTAGTGTTAGCCGCAGACGGCGTTATGGAATTGTCCGTAGGTGTGAATCCGACCGAATTTACTTACGACAAAGAAGGCAACATGACCGTGTTAGCCGCCGACTGGACAGAAATTAGCCTTGTCCCCACAGCCGCTTTCAAAGGTAGTACCATTTCACAAGTAGCGGCCTCAGAACCCGTAG